GTGACGCGGCCAGCTCAGCGCCGGGAGTTGGCCGAGAAGGCGGTGGCGACGAAGGGGGTCAGCATTGCGCTGGCCTGTCGTGCGTTCGGCGTCAGCGAGACCTGTTTCCGCTACAGCCCGAAGCGCGACGAAGAGAACGAGATGATCGCCGACCTGCTGGTGGGGCTGACCAACGTCCACAAGACGTGGGGTTTCGGGCTGTGCTTCCTGCACCTGCGCAACGTCAAAGGGCATGCCTGGAACCACAAGCGGGTCCACCGGATCTACTGCGAACTTGAGCTGAACCTGCGGATCAAGCCACGACGGAGGCTGAAGCGCGAGAAGCCCGAGGAACTGGCGGTGCCGGATGCCCCGAACCTGGTCTGGTCGATGGATTTCATGGCTGACCGGCTGGTGGATGGGCGGCAATTCCGGCTGCTGAATGTGCTGGACGACTTCAACCGCGAAGGCCTTGGCATCGAGGTCGACTTCTCGCTGCCTGCCGAGCGGGTCGTCCGGTCCCTGAACCAGATCATCGAATGGCGCGGCAAGCCCTTGGCGATCAGGGTCGACAACGGCCCCGAATACGTCAGTTCCACGCTGATGACCTGGGCCGAGAAGCAAGGCATCGCCCTGACCTACATCCAGCCCGGCAAGCCCCAGCAGAACGCTTATGTCGAGCGCTACAACCGGACGGTCCGGCATGAATGGCTCGACCTCTACATCTTTGAAACCATCGAGGAGGTGCAGCAGATCGCCACCGAATGGCTATGGACCTACAACAACGAACGCCCCAACATGGGCATCGGCGGCGTCACACCCGCCATGAAGCTGAAAATGGCCGCGTGAGTTCTACGGTCGCGCCCCGCTAAAACGGGGAGGATTACCAGATGGCCTTAAGATCAATCCGGGCGGAACCTATCAGGTCATTACCGAGCCAAATACAGTCAAAATAGGGGGAACTGATCTGCCCATCTGCCCGGGCACTGAATACCCCGACAGCTACAGAACTGCAGGCGGCTACTGCAGCGGCTTCCTGACCAAAGTTGGAGATCGTCAGGTATTCGTTACTGCTGCTCACTGCGCAGTGAACCTCCAGTCGAGCTGGACGGAGACGCACGTTGTTTTCGGCCTTTCCGAACCGATTGTCGATGGGAGCCCCGTTGTAGTTGAAGCTCGACAGGTCTTTCGCCTCTCGGAGCTTGTTGATTTAGGTTGGGAGTTCAACCGCAAACGCGAAAATGATTTCGCGGTCTTCTTCTTGGACCGTGCTGTGGAAGCCGAAGTTGCTTTGCCCGTTGAGATGAGTGGCGACGTTATACCTCCTGTCGGAAGCCTCATTGCTCTCGTCGGATATCCTGGCGGAATGACCCAGAAGATTGATCACGCAATCGACAAGGGTGAGCCCGTCATCGTTTCCTATTTCGGAGATGCAGATAAACTGATGCGTGTCGCGACGGACTCGAACCACGGAAATTCAGGGGCGCCACTTTTTCTGGCTTCCGATGGAAAAGTTGCGGGAATACTAGTTGCGGGGCAGAGGGATTACGTTCTCGGAAATGATGAGGTGAGCAGTTCACCTTGTGCAAGACCGAACCAAATCTTGGATGTGGCCGACTCGATGGAGACTGCGCTCTCTATCTCACGCGTAACTTCTTCGCGAAGAATTTCACTCCTCGCGTCTTCAAAAGAGTAGGATGAAGAATGGATGGCTACGGGATCCACAAGCATGCGCTACTAATGGCATTAGCCGTTGTGGCCTCATTTTCAACAGCTTCTGCGCAGACAGCTGAGGGCTCTGGCGACGAACAACCCATCGATGAGATTGTGTTTGAACCGTCAGCCTCGTTCTCCGAAACTAACAACTTGGGCGAGACTATAGTTGACAGCGATAAGCTCGGCGGCGCTGGCGCTGTTATCGTTGATTTTAAGCTGTTTCCCGAGATTCACGTGGCCCGAATTTCTGGTTCGCTGTGCACAGCGTCGGTGGTTGGGCCGAGAACTGTGCTGCTTGCGGCGCATTGTGTGTACGAGAAAAGGAAGATTCGAGTAGCGGGCCTGAGCGCCGAGTGCGCGATTTCAAAAGCCTATGACCCGACGAAGGCTTACGGCCGCACCGCTGACTACGCGCTATGTGTCACTGCAAACGACATCCCAACTTCAGTGTATGGCACTGTTACCTTGGAAGAGGATAAGATAGCTCCGGGTAGATATCTTTTGCTTAGCGGTGCAGGTTGCACCGAGTGGAATGAGCGTGATGGCAAACTGCGTGTTGGACACGCCAGAATTGTCTCCACACCCAATGCAGTGTCAAATGACATCGTCTTGGATTGGGAGAAAGTCTACTTCGGTGGTGGTGAAGGTGCAGCGCTCTGCCCCGGAGACAGTGGCGGACCGGCCTTCTATCTCCAAGATGTGAATAAATTCCAGCCGCGCTTCATCGCAGGAGTCAACGCACGAACTGCTGCAGTCTGTGTTCCGGATCCGAGCATACCTGCGAGGGATTGCCCGAATGGGGACGTAAAGATACTCGGAACTTCTTATGTTTCCAGCCTTGCCACGGCGGAGGCGCGAAGTTTCTTCGAGGACTTCGTCGATCCGGAACAGAAGGGAATCGGGGCAAACTCGCTCATTTGTGGATTTAACTTTGAAAATGAGAAGTGCATGCGCTGAGTGAAGCCCCCACTTCAGCAGCGAAATCTCAGCGAAGTGGCAGAGAGTACCTTTGCAATTCTGTGTCACTCAGAGACATTGGACCGGTTTCTTCAGAGCACTGATGGGCTCCAACTCGAAGATCTGACACGGACAGAAGCTTGCCGACCACCCGCGAACTCATCCTTGCCGCGCTGCATGAGCGGCTGCAGCCGCTTACCGCCCTCACGCTGCGCGATGAGGTCCTGCCAGAGCGGATCCCTGCAGCTGGTCTGCTCATTCTGCGCGACGGCCAGCCGGGCGAGCCAGAGGTGACCCTGTCGCCCCTGCGCTACCACTACCAGAACCGCGCCGAGCTGGAGGTTGTCGTCCAGTTGGGCACCGGCCGGGCCAGCGCATTTGACGACCTGATCGCCGCCATCGGCGCGGCGCTGGAAGCCGACCGGACGCTGGGCGGCCTCTGTGACTGGGTCGAACCCGAGGCCCCTGCCTCGGTCGATCTGCCGGTCGAGGGCGCGGCGGCGCTGAAAGCGGCGGTGATCACCGTCGTCCTGCATTACTCCACGACCGGCCCTCTGGCCTGACATCCCCCACATAGGAGACCCCCATGGCACGCGCACACGGCGCGCGGGCGCAGATGGCGCTTGCGTTCGAGACGGTTTACGGAACCCCGCCCGCCAGCGGCTATCGGCTGATGCCCTTCGCCCGCACCACGCTCGGCGCGGAACAGCCGCTGCTAAATTCCGAGCTGCTGGGCTACGGCCGCGATCCCTTAGCCCCCATCAAGGACGCCGTCACCGCCGATGGCGAAGTGGTGGTGCCGATTGATGTGGAGGCATTCGGCTTCTGGCTGAAGGCCGCCTTCGGGGCACCGACCACGACAGGGACCACGCCCAAGACCCACACCTTCCAGTCGGGGAATTGGACCCTGCCCTCGATGGCCATCGAAGTGGCGATGCCCGAGGTGCCGCGGTTCGCGATGTATGCGGGCTGCGTGATGGACCAGCTCAGCTGGCAGATGAACCGATCCGGCCTGCTGACGGCGACTGCACGGCTGATCGCCCAAGGCGAGGCGATTGCGGCAACCACTGCCGCAGGCACCCCGACCGCGCTGGGTCTGCAGCGCTTCGGCCATTTCAACGGGGTGGTGAAGCGCAATGGTACCGCCTTGGGCAACGTCGTCTCGGCCGAGATCACCCATGCCAACGGCCTCGACCGGATCGAGACCATCCGCAACGACGGTAAGATCGAGGGCGCCGATCCCGGCATGGCGGCGCTGACCGGTCGGATCGAGGTCCGTTTCGCGGACTCCGCGCTGGTGACCCAGGCCATCGACGGCACGCCTTGCGAGCTGGAGTTCGCCTATAGTCTCGGGGCCAACGCCAGCTTCACCTTCACGGCCCATGCCGTCTACCTCCCCGTCCCGCGGATCGAGATCCCGGGCCCCCAAGGAATCCAGGCCACCTTCGACTGGCAGGCGGCCAAGGCCACCAGCCCTGCCCGCATGTGTACCGCCGTCCTCGTCAACACCGTCACGGGATACTGACCATGATCCGACTGAACCTGTCGAACCGGCCCGAATGGCTGGACCTGCTGCCCGGCCTGCGCGTCCTGGTGGCCCCTCTGACCACCGCGCTGATGGTCTCAGCCCGCGCGGACCCCATGATCGACGGCCTGTCGGAAACCTCCAGCCAGGAGGACATGGCCCTCGCGATGGCCAAGGCTGTCGCCCGCCGGGCGGTGCTGGAATGGGAGGGCGTCGGCGATGATGAAGGCAATATCGTGCCGGTCAGCCCGGCCGGGATCGATGCGCTCCTCGAAATCTGGCCGGTCTTCGAGGCCTTCCAGGCGCAATACGTCGCCCGCGGCCTGCTGCTGGATCAGGAAAAAAACGCCTTCGCGCCCTCGCCGACTGGTCCTTCGGCGGGGGCGACGGCTACTGCGCGGCCTGCTCGGGCCCCTGCCCCGACTGCCCCGCAAGACTGAACCGGCCGCTGACGGTCGAGGGCTGGCAGGTTTGGGACCTGACCCAGCGCCTCGGCGGGCAGCTGCGGATCGCGCCGGGGGCCGTCATCGGATGGGACATGGGTGCCGCACTTTCACTGGCGCAAGCGCTGGGCATCAACCGCCTGATCACCGCCGAACTGCTGCCCGAGATCGAGGCGGTGATGGTTCGCAAACTGAACGAGCAGATGGAAGGACGCCGGAATGGCTGAGAAGAAGGTCTCCGTCCGCCTCGTGGCGGAGGGCGGACGGCGCGTGCGCGCAGAACTGGAGGGCGTCGGTGAGGCCGGGGCCCGTGGCTTCGGTCGGCTCAGCCGCGAGATGGAGTTGGCGAACACCCGGCTGGCCAGTTTCGCACGTCGCGCGGGCATCGCCCTCGGGGCCGCCGCGGCGGCCGCTACAGCCTCGCTCGGGCTGATCGTCCGTTCGACGGCCGAGAGCGCCGCGCAGATCCGTCAGTTTGCGCAGGTCGCCAATGCGACACCGGAGGCCTTGCAGCGCTGGTCGACCGGTGCGCGGACGGTCGGGATCGAGCAAGAGAAGCTGGCCGACATCCTGAAGGACGTGAACGACCGGGTCGGGGATTTCCTGCAGACCGGCGGCGGGCCGATGGCGGATTTCTTCGAGAACGTCGCGCCCCGTGTAGGCGTGACGACCGATCAGTTCGCGCGCCTTTCGGGGCCGGAAGCCCTGCAACTCTACGTCGACACGCTGGAACGCGCCGGTCTCAGCCAGCAGGAGATGACCTTCTATCTCGAGGCCATGGCCTCGGACGCGACCCGCCTCCTGCCGCTCCTGCGCAATGGTGGGGCAGAAATGGCGCGGCTTGGCGACCAGGCCTCCGATTTGGGTGCGGTTCTGGACGGTGACGCGCTCGAAGCCCTGCGCCGCACGCAATTGGCGCTGGGCACAGTGTCGCTGGTCTTCGATGGCCTGCGCAATCGGATCGCCGTGGCTGTCGCCCCGACCATCGAGGCGCTGGCCAATGCCTTCGTTGCTCTGGCCTCGGATGGCGGGATCCTGCGCTCGGCCATCGACACCCTGATCGGCAACCTCGGCCGTCTCGCCTCCTATGCCGCGACCTTCGCCGCCGTCATGGCCGGGCGCTGGGTCGCAGGCATGGCGGCGGCGGCCCTGTCGGTGCGTGGTTTTGCGACGGCACTCGTATTCCTCCGCGGCGCCCTGATCCGGACCGGCATCGGCGCGCTCATCGTCGGGGCGGGCGAATTGGTCTATCAGTTCTCGCAACTGGTGGCCCGGGTCGGCGGGGTGGGCGAGGCCTTCCGGCTGCTCGGCGATCTGGCCCGCGAGGTCTGGTCGCGCATCGGCCTGTCGTTGGATGCAGCCCTCACGCGGATGGCGGCTGGATGGGAGGGGCTGAAGGCGGCGGGTCTCTCGGCGCTGGAAGGTACCATCGCGGGCGTCGTCAGCTTCGGTGACCGGACAGCCGCAATCTTCCAGGGGGCCTATGACGCGGCAGTCGCGATCTGGGGAAGCCTGCCGGGCGCCATCGGCGACTTCGCCTTCCAGGCGGCAAACGGGCTGATCTCGGGCGTCGAAGCGATGCTGAACGGCGTCGTCACGCGCATCAACAGTTTCATCGAGACGCTGAACGCGGCCCTCGCGCTGCTGCCCGAATGGGCCACCGGTGAAGGTGGCGTGAGGATCGGTATCCTCGATCCGGTGGAGCTGGGGCGCATTGGCAATCCCTTTGAAGGAGCCGCGACCGCAGCCGGTGCCGCAGCCGCGGATGCCTTCTCGGCCGCGCTGTCGCGGACCTATCTGGAACCACCCGATCTCGGGCTCGGGGCCATGGCTGACGATGCCCGCGCCCGGGCCGACGGCTATCGCGAGGCGGCCGAGATGCTCGCCGATGCCGCCGGTCGGCCGCTCGCCAGCTGGCAGGCGCTGAAGGATGCGGTGACGGGTACCGGAACGGAGGCGGAGGCCGCCCTGGCCGATGCGGCCGCTTCTGCCGGTGCCCTGACTTCCGGGCTGAACGACACCGCCACCGCCGCCGACGGCACTGGTGGCGCAGCACGCAACGCGGGCGTTGCAGCCGCCGAGGGCGCGGACACGGCTCTCACCGGCTGGCAAGCCGTCACCGCCGCACTCGCCGACTACGCCGCCAAGGCGCGCGACATCGGCGGGGACATCGGCAGCGCACTGGTCGGGGCTTTCCAGAGCGCCGAGAATGCCATCGGCGACTTCGTGAAGACCGGAAAGCTCGACTTCCGCGATCTGGTGACCTCGATGATCGCCGATCTCGCCAAGCTCGTGGCCCGGCGCTTCATCCTCGGCCCCATCGCGAATGCCCTTTCCGGCGCGCTGGGCGGCGCGGGTGGCATCTTCGCGAACTTCCTGCACACGGGCGGCATGGTCGGCGCCCTCGGTCCCGGTCGGATGGTCCCGGCGCTGGCCTTCGCGGGCGCGCCCCGGATGCACAATGGCGGCTGGGCCGGGCTGCGCCCTGACGAGGTGCCCGCGATCCTGCAACGGGGCGAACGGGTGCTCTCGCGCCGGGAAGCGGCAGGCTACGGCCAGGCGGGCGCCTCGACCGTCAATGTCACGATCAACGTCCGCGACGCCGAGAGCTTCCGCCAGTCCCGCACGCAGGTCGCCAGCGACATCGCCCGCGCCGTGTCGCTGGGCCGGAGAGGCATGTGAGGATCAGCCATGGCATTTCAAGAGGTCCGGTTTCCGGAGAACATCAGCCGTGGGGCACGCGGCGGTCCCGAACGGCGCACGCAGATCGTCGAACTGGCGAGCGGGGCCGAGGAGCGCAACGCGAGCTGGGCCAACAGCCGCCGCCGCTATGACGTCGCCTATGGCATCCGCCGCGCCGACGATCTTGCGGCGGTCGTCGCCTTCTTCGAGGCCCGCAATGGCCGTCTCCACGGCTTCCGTTTCAAGGACTGGGCCGATTTCAAGTCCTGCCTGCCGTCGCAGACGCCCGGCCCGACCAATCAGCCGATCGGCAGTGGCAACGGGGCAGCCACCCTGTTTCAGCTGACCAAGCGCTACACCTCCGGCGCGCAGTCCTGGTCGCGGGCCATCACAAAGCCCGTCGCCGGTTCCGTCACCATCGCCCTGAACGGCGCGACGCAAGCCTCCGGCTGGTCGGTTTCCACCGCGACCGGCCTCGTCACCTTCACCACCGCCCCGGTCGCAGGCGTGGCCATCACCGCAGGCTTCGAATTCGACGTCCCCGTCCGCTTCGACACCGACGCCCTCGACGTCACCCTAGACCTCGAACGCCTCGGCTCGATCACTTCGATCCCTCTCGTGGAAATCCGCACATGAAGTCCTTGAACCCGGCGCTGCAGGCCCATCTCGACGACGGCACCACCACCCTGTCCTGGTGCTGGCGCATCACCCGGGCCGACGGGATGACCTTCGGCTTCACCGACCATGACCGGACGCTGTCGTTCGACGGCACCGAGTTCGAACCGGAAAGCGGGCTGACGGCGTCCGAGGTCCGGTCAGGATCGGACCTCTCCGTCGATGCGCAGGATGCGCAAGGCGTGCTGACCTCCGACCGGATCACCGAGACCGACATCCTCGACGGTCGCTGGGACAATGCGGCGGTCGAAGTCTGGCGCGTGAGCTGGTCGGCCACTTCGCAGCGCGTGCTTCTGCGCCGCGGGGCCATCGGCCAGATCCGGCGCGGGCGGCTGGCCTTCGTGGCCGAGGTGCGGTCGCTGGCTCATATCCTCGGCCAGACAGTGGGGCGGACGTTTCAGGCCAGCTGCGACGCCGCGCTGGGCGATGCGCGCTGCGGCGTGAACCTCGAGGCCCCGGCGTTCACGGGCAGCGGTGCGGTGATCGATGTGCTGCGCGACCGGGCCTTCACCGCTTCCGGCCTCGGCACCTTCGCGGCGGGCTGGTTTGCCTTCGGCCTCGTCGAATGGTCGACCGGCGCGAGTGCCGGGCGGCGGGTCGAGGTGCTGTCGCATGACCTCGTCGACGGGGTGGCAATCCTGACCCTGTTGGAAGCACCGGTGCGCCCGATCACGGTGACCGATGCGTTCATCATCCGCGCGGGCTGCGACAAGCGGATCGCGACCTGCGGAACGAAGTTCGCCAATGTCGCGAACTTCCGGGGTTTCCCGCACATCCCCGGGCAGGACGCAGTCTTGCGCTACGCCACCAAGGATGGCGGCCACGAGGGGGCAGTGCTTTGACCCCATTACACCGGACCGCCGATCCCGCTCATGTCATCGCCGTCGCGCGGTCATGGCTTGGCACGCCCTACCACGACCAGGCCAGCCTGCGCGGGGTCGGCTGCGACTGCCTCGGTCTCGCGCGCGGCATCTGGCGCGAGGTTGTGCGACCGGAGCCATTCCCGATCCCGCCCTACAGCCGGGATTGGGGCGAGACCGGCCCGAGTGAGGTGCTGGCAGATGGGGCGCGGGCGATGATGCCGGAGGTCGCACCCGCCGATGCGCCGCCCGGCGCGCTGATCCTGTTCCGGATGATGCCCCGCGCCATCGCCAAGCATGTCGGGATCCTCACCGGCCCCGACAGCTTCCTCCATGCCTACGAACGCCTCGGCGTGATTGAGGAACCGCTGACACCGATATGGCGGCGGCGCATCGCTTTCGCCTTCCTGTTCCCTGCACGCTGAGATTTCCACATGGCCACGCTCGTCCTCGGTGCTGTCGGTTCCGCCATCGGCGGGGCCTTCGGCGGCGCGATCCTCGGCTTTTCTGGCGCTGCCATCGGCGGCTTCATCGGCTCGACCATCGGTTCGGTGGTCGACAGCTGGATCGTCTCCTCGCTGGCGCCCGCGCAGAAGATCGAGGGTCAGCGCCTCGACAGCCTGCGCATCACCTCGGCCACCGAAGGGGCGATCATCCCGCGCCTCTACGGCCGCATGCGGATCGGCGGCAACATCATCTGGGCCACGGATTTCCGCGAGGAGACGAAGACCACCACGCAAGGCGGCGGCGGCGGCGGCCGGGTCCAGACGACCGAATACCTCTACTATGCCAGCTTCGCCGTAGCGCTCTGCGAAGGGCCGATCACCGGCATCGGACGTATTTGGGCCGACGGCAAACCGCTCGATATGACCGGCATCACCTGGCGCTGGTATGCGGGGAACGAGGCGCAGGCGGCCGATCCCTTCATCGCGGCAAAGATGGGGACGGCCAACACGCCCGCCTACCGCGGCACCGCCTATGTGGTCTTCGAGGAACTGGCGCTTTCCACCTACGGCAACCGTCTGCCGCAGCTGTCCTTCGAGGTGTTCCGGCCTTTGGCCGATCCCGACACGGCCGAGGGGCTTGTGAAGGCCGTGACCATGATCCCGGCCTCGGGCGAGTTCACCTATGCGACGGAGGCTGTGCGCAAGACGGTCGGGGCATCCACTACGGTCTTCGGCCAGACCACAGGCGGGACGACGTCAGCCGAGAACCTGAACGCGTTGCCGGATGAAGCCGATATCGTCGTGGCCCTCGATCGGCTGCAGGCCATGGCACCGGCCGTGGAAAGCGTCAGCCTGGTCGTCGCCTGGTTCGGCGATGATCTGCGCGCGGGCAACTGCACCATCAAGCCCGGCGTCGAAGTGGCGGCCAAGGCCACCAGCCCAAAGACTTGGACGGTCAACGGCGTGGCACGGGCGAATGCGCATCTGGTCAGCCGTGACGCCGAGGACCGTCCGGTCTATGGCGGCACGCCCGCAGATTTCGCGGTGGTGCAGGCGATCCGCGAGATGAAGGCGCGCGGGCTGCGGGTGACGTTCTATCCCTTCCTGCTGATGGACGTGCCACCCGGGAACACGCTGCCGAACCCATACACTGCGAATGCCGCCACACCCGGCCAGCCGAATTTCCCATGGCGGGGCCGGATCACCTGTTCTCCGGCGGCAGGCTTTGCCGGGACCGCGGACAAGACGGCAGCTACCGCGACGCAGGTCGCCAGCTTCTTCGGCGCGGCCACCCCGGCGCAGTTCGCGGTATCGGGCGACAACGTGAACTGGACCGGCCCCTCCGGCGACTGGGGCCTGCGCCGGATGATCCTGCACTACGCCCATCTCTGCGCGGTCGCGGGCGGGGTCGATGCCTTCCTGATCGGCACCGAGATGCGCGGGCTGACCACCATCCGCTCCAGCGCCAGCGCCTATCCGGCCGTGACCGCCTTCAAGGCGCTGGCCGCGGCTGTGAAGGCGATCCTCGGGCCAGGCACCAAGGTCGGCTATGCCTCCGACTGGTCGGAATACTTCGGCCACCAGCCGGGCGATGGGACAGGGGACGTTTATTTTCATCTCGACCCGCTGTGGTCGGACGCCAACATCGATTTCATCGGCATCGACAACTACATGCCGCTCTCGGACTGGCGCGACGGCTTCGACCATGCCGATGCGCTCGAGGGCTGGCCCGCCATCCAGTGACCGGGGTCTACTTGCAGGCCAATATCGCGGGTGGCGAGGGTCTTCGACTGGTTCTATGCCAGCGCCGTCGACCGGTCGNCGCAACTGCGGACTCCCATCACCGATGGCAGCGCGGGCAAGCCTTGGGTCTTCCGATACAAGGATCTGCGGGCCTGGTGGTCGAACCCGCACTTCAACCGGCCAGGCGGGGTGGAAAGCGGCACGCCCACGGCATGGGTGCCGCAGTCGAAGCCGGTCTGGTTCACCGAACTGGGATGCCCCGCCATCGACCGGGGCACCAACCAGCCGAACGTGTTCTTCGACCCGAAATCGTCGGAAAGCTTCACCCCGTACTTCTCCCGCGGCTGGCGCGATGACGCGATCCAGCGTGCCTATCTCGAGGCAAGTTACCTGTGGTGGGGTCAGGGCGCGAACAACCCGACGTCGTCCGTCTACGGCGGCCGGATGGTGCATGTCCCGGAATGCGCTGCCTGGACCTGGGACGCGCGTCCGTATCCTTTCTTCCCCGAACTGACCGGCGTCTGGACTGATGGCCCGAACTGGCGGCTTGGCCACTGGCTTACCGGACGGCTGGGTGCGGTGTCATTGGCCGCGCTCGTGCGCCATCTCTGCCTGCGCGCTGGGCTCGATGAGGCGTTGATCGATGTCACGGGCCTCTGGGGCGCGGTCGAGGGCTATGTGATAGGCGCCCTCGAAAGCCCACGCACGTCGATTTCCACGCTGGCCCGCCACTTCGGCTTCGATGCCATCGAGACCGAGGGCGTGATCCGCTTCGTCATGCGCGGCCGCGCCTCGGTCGCCACGCTGGCCATCGATGATCTCGTCGCCAGTAAGGACGGCGAAGCCTTCGAACTGACCCGTGGTCAGGAGACGGAGCTGCCGCAGGCGCTGAAATGGCAGGTCGCGCGCGCGGACGAGGACTATGACGCCGCGCTGGTCGAAGCCCGCCGCATCACCGTCGACACCACCCGCATCGCTTCCGAGTCCTTCCCCATGGCGATCCCGCCCGAGGAAGCCGAACGCCGCTGCCGCCGCGCGCTGATGGAAGCCTGGATCGGCCGGGAAAGTGCGACCTTCCGCCTGCCGCCCTCGCGACTGGCGCTGGACCCGGCCGATGTGATCCGGCTCGCGCATGACGGCCGGGAGGTGGAATTCCGCCTCGTCACGGTTGCCGATGCCGAGGCGCGCGGGATCGAAGCCGTCCGTCAGGACCGGGCCGCCTATGATCTGCCGCCCGGCGATCCACGGCCCACGTCGCTCGCGAGTCCCGTCGTCTTCGGCACGCCGGAAGTGGTCATGCTGGACCTGCCGCAGATCCGTGAGGATCAGCCCGCCCATCGCCCCCTGATCGCCGCGCATGCCAGCCCCTGGCCGGGTGAGATCGCGGTGTTCCGCAGCGCATCGACGGACGGCTTCAACCTCCTGACGACCTTCGGCAGTCGGGCGCGGATCGGCGTGCTGGCCTTTGACTTCTTTCCGGGCCCGACCTCGCGCTTCGATTTGGGCAACGCGCTGGTGGTCGATCTGCTGTCTGGAACGCTGGAAAGCGTGACGGACGTCGCGCTGTTCGGCGGGGCGAATGCCCTCGCGGTTGAATGCGCCGCAGGCCAGTGGGAGATCATCCAGGCGGGCGCGGCTGAACTCATCGCCCCGGGCCGCTATCGCCTGACCCGCCTCCTGCGCGGCCAGCGCGGGACGGAACATGCCATGGGCAATCCCGCCCCGACCGGGGCACGGGTCGTTGTGCTGGACACGACACTGGCCTCGCTGCCCATCGCCGAGGCGGACCTTGGACTGCCGTGGAACTGGCGGGTGGGCCCGGCCGCGCGTTCTGTCACGAATGACAGCTACGCACCACTGGGCTTCACCCCAACCGGGCGCGGCCTCGTCCCCTTCGCCCCGGCCCATGTCGAACAGCCATGGAGGACGGCCCGCAGCCCGGGCGATCTGACGATCCGCTGGACGAGGCGATCCCGCGCGCTGGTCGCCGATGCCTGGGAACAGGTCGAGGTGCCGCTGGCCGAGGACCTGGAATCCTACGACGTCCAGATCCTCGACGGGGCCGCCGTCAAGCGAACGCTGACCAGCAGCATAGCTTCTGTCCTCTACACCGCCGCCCATCAGAGTACCGATTGGGGCGCACCGCTCGGCCCCGGCCAGACGCTGGCGATCCGCATCTACCAGCTTTCGAACCGCCTCGGCCGCGGCACGCCCGCGACCGTGACCCTCCAGTTCTGACGGGATTTCCCATGTCCGACACCACGACCCATCTGGGCCTGCCCTATCTCTTGGCGGCGCAGGCACAGAAGCATGTCACCCACAACGAGGCCCTGCGTCTGCTCGATGCCATGGTGCAGCTCTCGGTCCTGGACCGCACGCGCTCCGCGCCCCCGGCCAGCCCCACCGACGGCAACCGCCATCTGGTGGCCTCGGGTGCCACCGGCCTCTGGGCCGGGTGGGATCTGAACATCGCCTTCTGGGTGGACGGCGCGTGGATCCGCCTCGTCCCGCGCACCGGCTGGATGGTCTGGGTCGCGGCCGAGGGCCTGTTCCTCGTCTGGACCGGTGCGGCCTGGGAGGTCGTGGGCGAGCCGCGCGACGTCTCGGACGCGGTCTTCAGCCTGGTGAACGATGCGGACCCGACAAAGAAGGCAATCTTCTCGCTGGCGGGGAGTCAGCGCAGGAACGACCCGCAGCTTCACGCTGCCGAATTCCTCCTCCGAGCTGGCGATCCTCGCGGGCACTCAGACCTTCACCGGCAACAAGACCTTCTCCGGCACGCTGACCGCCTCGGGCACAGTCACCGTTTCGGCCGCTTCCGCCAGCATCGGCACGGCGACGACGACCGCCACCTACGGCATGGGCACCGGCGCCACGACCACGGGCGTGACCAAGACCGTGAACCTCGGCACCGGCGGCGCCTCTGGATCGACCACGGTCGTAAACATCGGCTCGGCCACAGCCGGAGCGGGCGGCACCACGGTGGTGAACACGCCAACCGTCACCTTCGCCAATGCCGTCACGCAGGTCGGCATGCCTCAGGCCAACCTGACCGCGCAGCTTCTCGGCCTCGGCGGGGCGACGGCCGACAGCTACAACCGGCTGTCGGTGAACACCCCGGCCGTGCTGCTCAACAATGCAGGCGCAGGGATCGAAGCCACCGTGAACAAGGCCGCTCCGGCGAACGACGCGGCCTTCGCCTTCAAGACCGGGTTTTCGGCTCGTGCGCTTATCGGGTTGCTCGGCAACGACGACTTCAGCTTCAAGGTCAGCCCGGATGGGTCTGCCTTCTTCGATACCTTCAGGGTCGACCGAACCAGCGGCCGCGTCGAGCTGGCCGAGCCGATCGTCCTGCCCGCCCATGACGCCGTCCCCTCGCCACCACCCGTAGGCAAGCTCGCGCTCTATGCCCGCGACCGGGCGGGACAGGGCTGGCTCGATGTCGAGCGCCCCTCC